TTCGTTTAAAATTACATTGTTAAACATAATAAATTTAATTTTTTGTATATTTTTTATATGAATCAACCAAAGTTCTTTGCTTCTATTAACTTTAGTAAATTTTTATATATTATTTATGAAAATTATTTTTCAAATTTGTTCTGTGGTGTAGTATCACCCACACCACAGATATATTTATGTAAATTGATTTTTAGAAATTAGTATCTACGCATATTATACTTAATTCTTTCTGCCATCTTCTTATATGAATCATCTGCAAGAACACTTTCATTTACCAACTCCTTATTATCATTTGGAATAACACTTTCTTCAAGTTTCACAGACTCAATGCGTTTCTCTCTTAAATCACGAGTATTCCAGAAATAAACTGCACTTGCTTCTTCCTTGATGATGAACATTTTTGACTCTGCAAGGATTTCTTTCTTTCTCTCATCCGACAGCTTCATCCAACTTTCCTGAAGTCTTGCTGGAATATAGTTGATAAGATTGAAATCTGTTGAATTAATCTTATTTCTTGATTCTTCCAATGCGGCAACCTCTCTTTCTTTTGCTTCAGCATAGTTAGTCTTAACAGTAGAAATCAAACTATCGAGTTTAGAACCAAGTTCTGCCTGATATTTTTTAGCGTCAAATTTAGACTCTTCTACAACCTTATTTTCAACAACTGTTTCTTTAACCTCATTGTTAGCAGGTGTTTCATTTTCATTAACTGAATTTCCAACCTTATTGTTCATCGATTCAGCAAGATAGTTGCTATATTCAATAATCTTGTTTGACTCTTCTACAATATGATTCTGATGAGCAATCATCTTATTCATATTCTCTGCGAGATAATCTTGATGTGCAATAGACTTGTTAGCCTCTTCTGCGAGCATATTGCTATAATCGATAGATTTATCAAGCATTTCAGCAACATACTTCTGATAGCCAATTGTATCATCGAGATTTTCTGCGAGATAATCCTGATGTTCAATCATCTTATCCATATTCTCTGCAAGATAGTCCTGATGTTCAATCATCTTATTCATATTCTCTGCAAGATAGTCCTGATGAGCAATCATCTTGTTAGCCTCTTCTGCAATATGATCCTGATATGAAATAGAAGTGTCAAGTTTTTCAGCAAGATAGCTTACATACTTTACAAGGTTGTTATATTTCTCTTCCATTTCCACAGTCTTTTCAGCAACCTTCTCTTCAACTGTATCATCAACAACTTCTTCAACCTGGTCTACAACCATATTTGCAATCATACTGTTGTCAACCTTATCTGCAGAATACTGCTGTGTAGGCTTATTCTTATCACCAGATACCTTGATGTTTGCTAATTCTGTTTCATAATTAGAAATGGCAGATCTTAAATCGGCAATAACTTCCGATAAATGTTCGCTGTATTTCTGGAAATCAGAATACAGAATATACTGACCATTATTATCCATATTTTTATTATTTAATGTATCTTTATTCTTTTCAGATTGCTCTACTGCACTACTTACGGTTCTACCACCCTCTTGTGCGATTTCAGGAGTTAACTCTGTATTTGTTTCCATTATTTCATAAACATCAACATTATCGTATTCTCCAATCTTCTTATAATTCTCATTCATATATTGATAGCTTTCATTAAGACTTTTAAGAACAGCCTTGCTTTCATCTGATATAGGATTTACTTCAACACCTTCATTTACTCTTGTAAGAACGGCATTTGCGAATCCAGGTTCAGCAACCAAGTCATATGTGAATAACTGCTGCAATCTAACTCTACCAGACTCATCAACAGTACCAGCAGCGCGAGAACTGATATGCAAAGGAATACCATCTTTTACCAATGCTCTTGCATCCATACCTCTACTTGTATGCAGCAATTTAATTCTTCCTACAATCGCATTTTGCTGCTCATCAAATTTAAGACTTTCAACTACATGAGATGCGTTTGCTAAAGAAGTTTCAAAATTGTGGGGATGATCTAATTCTCCCAAAAGAGATCTTGATGCGATAGCACCCTGTAAGTTCGCAACATGTGGAAGAAAATCGGCAGATTCATAAATCCTACCGTTACGATTTTTTTGATTAAATGTCGTAAATACACCTTCCAATACAATTGAATCATCCTCTTCTGTGTGTTGTGAAAGATTTACATCGCATCTCTCAACAATCAAAAGTTTCTTTTGTTTCATCTTTGTATGATATTTATATATTTTATATAGTATATTTATGAAAAATATTTTTTAAGATTTTGAAAATCTTAAATTATAGACCTGCAAGCGGTCCTCCACCATTTTCATCACCTTCTTTCTCTTCTTTTTTCTTTGGCTTCTTTGCTTTGAATTCATCTTTAGGAGCACCATCCAATATTTTAGCAATATCTTCCTGCTTATATCCTTCATCTCTCAATTTCTTCTCATCTTTATATCTCTGGTTGAGTTTCAAATCTTCATCACTCATACCAAAATACTTACGAACAATGAAGTCAAAATCAAAATAAGGTATTTCATTTCCTTCTGCATCTCTTTCAACCATTGTAGACATTATAGATGAAATAAAATCAGCCTGCTTTTGCAATAATTCTATTTCCTTATTTTGTTCAAATACAGAATCCTTATAATAATCAAGACCCATATTCACACGGAAATTCATATCTGTTTGAATTTCTGGATGTTTCAAACACATTTGAATATATAATGGCTTGATAAGGATTTCTTGAAATACTGATCTAAGTCTTGTAATGAATTTGGAAAAACGAATTTCTTCACGGGCAATTCCATCTGCTGTCAGTGTAAACACACCTTCTCCCTGCTCCTTTTCAAATCTTGAAGCAGGAATTTTTGAAGCCTGTCTTAATTTATCTCTAAAATATTTGAGAGTTTCTGTGTCCGAGATTTCAGGACCATCATTACCGATATTTTGAATCTGTGGAGTTTCACCACCTTCGGAAGCCATAAAGATATCTTTATAGAACTGAAGCATTGGGCGACCATTGGTGTGTATTTCACCAGAATCCCAATCGAAATCAACAATCTCTTTATAAGAATTCATTGCTTGAGCGAGTGTCTGACGACCTCTAACAGACTGGACACTACCAACAGGAATAATATATTGAGTTTTATAAGATGCATTAGTCACCGCCCAAATAATACGGGTTGCTTCCATTGTTCTCAATATATTAAATGATCTGATAAGTCTTTCGACATATGAAATGCGTGATGTCATATCAGATTTAGAATATGAGATATAGATAATCTGTGAATCAAAAAGAATTCTATCTTGAGTAACCTGCCCACCAGCACCCATTCTTTGATTCACAAACCAAATCTTTTCATTAGTCTGTGGATCCAAACCAGGTGTTAATGATGCGGGATCTAACTCTACAAAACCTATAATTTCAGTCTGTTGCTCATTATACACTATTTCAAAAGCCAAAAATCCATCGATGAGCCATTTGCGAAAATAATCTGACGCTTGTATAGCATCATAAAAACCGAAATAATTATAAAGTTTATTATATTCTATACTAAGTTCATCCAATATAGTCTGATCAACTTTATAATTTAATTTTATATCAGCAAATTTATTTCCAGCATCAAAAACTATGGACTCCTCACAAACTATATCCAATATTTCCTCAATTTCATCCTGTAAAGCAAACTTTCTAAGTTGTTCTTTCTTTTTTTGATAACTTTCTTCCGCTACACCAAAATAACCTTTACCCAAACTTGGATCTGTTGACGACATTCGAGCAAATAAAACTTGAACATTTTCATCATTTATAGTTCCAATTTGGGTGGTATTTGTATTACCATTTGAAATATTCTGTTGAGTCAACATCAAATCCACAGAACGAACATTTTTGATGACATCATCTTTATAGTTCATTCCGAAACTTGATAACTTTCTCAACGCCCTAGTAACAGGATTTGGATTATTTGAATAATTTCTACTATTTCCAGTAAAACCAGCCATATAATTTATTTACTTTAAAAATTAAACATTCTATTATTATATTTATGAAGATTATATATAGAATTAGTTCTTATATCCTATATATGAAGCAACAGCAGTGGTGAAAATTCTACTTGTAAATAAGTCATATAAAAGACCTTTTTCAATACCCAGAGCCTTACATATAGCCTTTCCAATAGATGGTCCTATTGTTATACCTGCCAAACCACCAATTAATGAACCCATAACACCCTCATCAATTTCACCTTTCTTTATCAATTCAGCAATCTGTTCCGAAGCATTTTCAACTTCTATCATTTGTGATTCATTTAACACAAACTGATCAACTTCTTCTGAAATTTTTTTCATTTTAATAAAATGTATGTATATAAGTTATTTATGTAAAAAAGTAAAAGTGGGGATATTTTAAAACCCCCACTTTACATATAATTTTTATTTCGTTATTATTCGAAATTACCACTTTCAATAGAACCAGTCTTAAGAACTGTGAGTCTCTGTGCAAGAATTTCAAGACCTCTAACAATTTCAACATAGATATCAATAACACCCATATTTCTGTCAATAATTTCGGTAGTATTATTTGTTGTATCCATAACTGTCTTGAAATCATAAAGACCATCTCCTTGCTTCATATTTGAAAGGAATGTGTCAACCAATGTTTTGATTTCTTCACGATTTCTTGCTGTATTACCCTCCCAGTTATATTTCTTAAGGATTGCCTCAACATTGTCCTGAATATATATACAAGCCTCACGAGCGTGAATCGAACTCAATGCAGATACTGGAGTCTGTTTTGCTGTCTTGTTTGCGAATATCTCAACACCAACACCATTCTCCCAAACGATAGGGTTAATACCCATTGGTTCAAGATATTCTCTATCATCATGAATCAATGTTCCTTCAACACCAACAACCTGATTTCCAGAAATTACACCACGCTTTGGACCTGCTACAATTGCCCAAGGTTTAGAATTTGTATATTTAGCAATAAAGAGATTTGATACATATGCCGCAGGTGGAACAGTCTTCACAGCAGCGAGATCAGAAATCTTAAGATATGGATAGAAATATGCTGCCCAAGATGCACCATTTTCTTCCTTAGGAAGAGAGAAAAGGTTAGTAGGAGCCTCATCCAAATTACCACCACAAGCAATGTATTCAGACTTAACGGCACCATATGCATCAACAAATGATGGTTCAATACTCCTCTTGAAATCCTTCATAGAAGGTGCATTTACGAGAGCAAGACCAGCCTGACGACCTTTACAAAGAAGTGCATAAACTTTCTTACATTCACTTTCAATACCATATCCAAATGTATCAACTACATATCTCCACTGAATATAATCTCTGTCAATAAGAGCCTTGTAAAGATTTGAATGAACATTAGTTTCACTAATCATATCAAGAATTTCATTCTGACGCTTATTTCTCTCTTGATCTGTTTCTCCGCCAGGTATAGAATCCTCACTGACTTTAAATCCTCTAAGGAATGTCCAGTGATATCTATCAAAGATATTATCTATAGTTGTATATTTTGAAACATAAAGTCTATCAGGATTTTCTCTACCTTCAGAAATAGCAACTACATCAGAACAAATTACTCTAATGTGGTTATTATCTTTTTTATATTTATCACCATCTTTAGTATATAAAGGCTTAATTTCAACAACTCTTGTTAATCTAGAGAACTGATCATCTTCATTCAAATCATAAGAATCACGAATATATGAAAGAAGCATATCACCAACTTTAATATTCTTATCCTCCTTGAAATCTGACATACTCATAATAATTTCATTTTTAGCATCCAAGTTAAGAGGAATACCATTATCACTAATATACCATATATCAGATGCTTTATGAATATTAATTTCACCAATATAAGTTATACTTTCATTTTCGCTATCACCATCTACAAGTTCATTTCTTCTATCCAACGATAAAGCATATGAAAGGAAATTTATATCTTTTACTTCTGTTTCTCTAATATATATGTTATGTCCAATAATATCAATAGCCTCATTAACAAATCCACTTTCTTCGTCTAATGTAGCAGACTCAATCATATCAACATCTTCAGAGCAAAGAAGTCCTGTAACCAATGTATCACTATTGATCATATCTTCAATCCAAATATTCTGATTAAGTTTATTTACAAAATTAGGAATCAAAGAACCCACATAAGTAGCAATAACATTTACAGATGGAAGCCCCAAGAATTTATTAAGTTTATCAGCCTTGAAACCATATTTATCAAAATACTCCTGATATGTAATATCTGAAGCAAATCTCTTATATGGATGTTTACCTGGATCTTCAAAAACTAAAGAACATAAATCTGTGTAATCAAATGTACCAGTAGTTTCATCACCACTTGTGTATGCTTTAGGTGTCTTTGATAATGCTGGACCAAAATCACCACCAATGACATATACTTCAACCATATAATCACTTACGAAAGAAGTACCATTAAAATGTTCTGGAACATTTTCAGCACCATACCACTCGTTAAGAGTTACTTCATATCCCTTTGTGTTCTTTGCACTTGCCTTCTTAACGAGAATAGAAATAGGCTTATTACCAACATTTGTGAAATTAAGAATGTTGTTTGGATTACTTGTTAATTCGTTATCAAACAAATGAACGCTGTCGAGATATGATTCAGAACTCAAAAACCAGAACTTATCTGTATTATATACAGTCTGATAAGGTATTGTACAAATATTTTTGTTAGATTTCTTAATATTTGTAGAAATAGACCTGTGCATAACTTGATCAGTTTCAGGATTAAGGTTCAAAAGGTTCAAACAAAGAATAGGACCAGCACTAAGTGCAACCAAAGCACTTCTATGGAAATATGAACCCCTCTTCTCAAGTGAGCGATCAATGTTACCATACAATTTAATAAATTGTGATGCGCTTGTGATTAACTGAACGCTATTGAATGGACCTTTTTTTGAAAAGCCGACAATAAGTCTTAAATTAGAATAAGCCTCTGTCGCAATACCACTTGAAAGGGTTGAAAGATCTCTCTCGAATCTATAAGTACCAGCCGCCTTCAAGCCTGCTAATTCAACATCTATAGCCATAATTTAAATTATTATTTTATATATATCTTATTTATGCAAATTATTTTTTTCAAAAATAAAAACACATAAATAATATAGTAAAAATGGAAAGCGATACTTTCATAAATATATTATAAAATAGATATATAATAAACAAACAATATAATATGGCACTTAAACATTATAGTCATTTTAGAAATTCCGATGCTGCAACACAGATGTGGGAAGTTGTTAGCCCTGCGTTGTTTGAAGTTTATTTGAAATTTCCAAATAGATTAGATAAACTTAATGGACAGCAAGAATTGATGTTTCAACATGTGAGATCGGTATCGGGTCTTGATGGTTTGACTCCTACAGTTGGTAATGTTGTTCAGAAGTATAAATATGCAGAAAGACATTATGCTGCTGCTGGTCCCGATAGAACATCTCTCGAATTGACCATCACATATACACTAAATATCAATGACGCACATGAAAACTATATTTATAATATGTTGCGTAAGTGGTATGATCTTGTTTATAACCCACAGAATGGTCAGACTCTTGTCAAGAAAGATTATGCAGGTGGATCTGTTATGACAATATATGAACATGATAGAAATGGAGCAATTTGGAGAAAAATTACATGTATTAACTTCTTCCCTTCAACTCCTCCAACTGGTTTAAATGAAGATAATTATGACAGCATGGGTGATGCTAAGACTGTAAGTATTACATTTATAGTTGATGATTGGGTCGAAGAGACAATCGGTATGGATCAGTATAGAACTGTTGAGGGTATTGATGACTCAATGTATGTTGGTTATACTTCTTCATCACTCGGTAATGTATTTGACAACTAAAAAAAATAATTATTTTTTTTTATAAAGTGAGGGAAATTTCCCTCACTTTTTGTTATCTTTAAGTCAAAGAATAATTTATATGGGAAAGACTGTAGTGTTTTTTGATTTGGAATGTACTTCCATAAGTTTCAATCCTGATAATGTAAGGATTATTGAAATAGCAGCAATAAAGGTGGATTTAGATACACTTGAAGAAGTAGATAGACTTTATTTCAAATGTAATAACGGAGATGTTCATATTGCGAAAGATGCATATGAAGTTCACGGTATATCAGAAGAGTCAGTAAAAGATTTACCTACATTTCAAGATAGAGCAAAAGAAGTATTTGAATTTGTTAATGGATATGATGTGGGTGGATTTAATTGTGCGTTTTACGATATTCCTATTCTATACTCAAGCTTTTTAAGAGCAGGTTTAAATTGGAATTATAGAACTCTAAATGTATATGATGTGTATTTGAATTATAAATATCATAATTCTGGCAAGCTTGGTGAATTATACAAGAAATATATAGGAAAAGATTTAGAAAACGCACATGATGCCTTTGCGGATACTATGGCTTCAATAGAAGTATATAGATATCAGCGAGAACATGGTGAAGAATTTGCAGACGAAATCCTCCCAAAATTCCAATATAATATGGATATTGCTGGAAACTATATGTATCGTGTAAATGAAACTACTGGTGCAAAAGAAGTTTATGTAAATTTCGGTAAATGGAAAGGAACAAAAATAGATGATGTGGATACCAGATATCTCGAATGGATAGCAAACAACACAGAAGGATTTCCTGTAGATACTATAAACCTCACAAAAAAGATATTAAAAATGAGAGGGGGAAAATAAAAGAGAGGCTATAACCTCTCTTTTTTAGTCTACCATATTAGTTTCAAAGTCTATCGAACTCAAATCTCCGACGCTGATCATACTTCCTACTTGACCAGTAACTTCTGGATTTGAAGCAACAACACTTCTCTTTGGTTTGACTGATTCTGCTCTTTTTTCAAAATATTCTTTTTCTTTTTCAGAATCATCAATAAAATCCCAACGATGTTCATTAGGTAATTCATATTTTGAGTGATACTCAAAATTATCCAAATCAATTTTTACTCCCATTTTATTATCGTATGTTTTGTTATATTAAAAATCTAAATCTCCTCCCCAATATATCTTATTCCTTTCTATAAGCAATTCAATATCTGTTTTTAACAAACTCTCTTTTTCAACAAGTTTATTTAAATTTTTATGTGGATCAGATATTACATTATCATTTTCATCTAAATATTCACCAACATCATTTCTCTTAAATAGTTCAATTTCACTTCTTATATGTGACAGCCACTGCTGAATAGATGTTATTATTTCACTATCATCAGATGTATTATCTATATTTAATGTAGGTTCTTCATAAGGTCTATAATTATTAGCATCCAGCCATTCCTTCAATGTCGTTATATTGATATAGTTGGCATCATTGTTTAATTTGGAAATTCGCTCTCCAAAACGAACGACATCTGACAGATTTACCTCATGAATTTCTGATGTATTTATCC